TCATTTCAGTCTGGACGGTCTTTTCCGCACTTCATCACCCGCATCACGGTTAAGTGTTAATGTATCCACTATCGATAGTAATGCGACCACACCAATAACCACAAATGCTATCTGGAAGTTTTCCAATGGGATCATTCCTGCCCGATAGGGATGGAACCACTCTGCGATACGCAGAGCCAGAGCGCCGATAGCAATACCCAGTCCCATCGCCAACTGCTGAATCATATTGGAAAAGGTATTGGCACCGCCCATTTTCGATGCTGGAATTTCAGAATAGGCCAAGGTATTGAGTGCGGTAAACTGCATTGACCGCGTTAATCCGCTGACAAATAGCAGCAATATAATCAATACATAAGGTGTTTCTGGGGTGATCAGCGCACAAGAGAAGATAGTGACCGCATTAAGTAACCCATTGACCAATAAGGTAGAACGGAAACGGAAGCGATATAAGATGGCTGAAGTAAAAGGCTTCATCATCAAGTTACCGGCAAAAACGGCCAGCACTAATAAACCAGCATGAAAAGCGCTCATGCCAAATCCAATCTGGAACAGTAACGGCAGTAAAAAGGGCACGGCACCGATCGCGATGCGGTACAAACTCCCACTCCAAATTGTGACACTGTAACTTTTTATACGTAAGGCCCACAGGTCAATCAGTGGTGTAATCTGCCGTTTAGCGTGATAAACCGCCAAACCACCTAATAGCAGGCTAGCACTAATGCACAACAACGGAACCCAGTGTGACAGGGTTTGATGGTTAAACAGCTCCAGCCCAAACATTAGGCTGAAACAAGCTGAGCCGGTTAACAAGAAACCCAGCATATCAAAAGGTGTCTCGTTTTGTGGCGACTCTTCAGGAATCAGCCGCCATGCCAACCATATCCCGAAGATCCCCAGCGGGACATTTAAGATAAATATCCAATGCCAGGATGCATAGGTGGTTAGAAATCCACCGACGGGAGGCCCGAGAATCGGGGCGACTAAGCCCGGCCAGGTAATGGTCGCGATAGCTTTAATCAGATCCGCTTTGGAGGTATTGCGCAAGACAATTAGTCGGCCGACCGGCACCATCATCGCGCCGCCAAATCCCTGTAAAACTCTGGCGGCAGTGAATGTTGCAAGATCCGCGCTTAAGGCACAGAGCACTGAAGCCAATGTGAAAATAACCATGGCGGTGGTAAAAACATTGCGCGCACCAAAGCGATTGGCAATCCAACCACTGGCAGGAATAAACACCGTCAGAGTAAGAATATAAGCAGAAATACCAATATTCATATCAATAGGATGCACAGCAAATGCTGAAGCCATTTGCGGCATAGCGGTAACAATCACCGTCGCATCCAGGTTTTCCATAAAGAAAGCGCCCGCTACCAATAAGGGTAGAGCAGAGCCTGGTACTTTTGACGAGGTGATAGCGTTAACCTGGTTCATGCTACAGACCAGGATAAATTTTGGTAACCCACTGATCTAACTAAAAATAGACGTGTTGATGTAAACAATGAAATCACGTTTCAAATCCGGAGAATCTGATGACATATTTCGAGCATACCGGATTAATGTAGGATTAAAAAGGGGGATTTATTGTGACAACGTCACGTAGCACATGCGGTGCTCTAAGACAAAGCTGGCTGTAAATATAACAGCCAGCTTTAACGTTAATACTTGAATCTTCATCGCTACTTTTTCTTGTACACATCAGCCGTGGCGTGAATCTTATTATCTGTGTTTGCTGAGGTAATTACATAATAATCTCCGCCTAATTCATCGGCCTTTTTGGACAACTCAGCTTTAGCATCCATGGTGGCTAATTCATTAGCAGTAACGATATTGCCGATTTTTTCATACTGCTGCGGATTATTATTGAGTTCTTCCTTTGTGAGTAATTCGGCTGATATGACAGCGGAAGAGAATGTACCCAGAACAACCAGCATTGCCATTGTTTTCAATATTTTCATAATATTCCTCTGCAAAAAATAATTAACAACATATGAAACCATACTAAGTATTGTTCTCATGTTCTATTTTAGCCAGTCGAACGGGTAGTCTTTCGGATAATTGCACAGCAGATGAAGGAATAAAACAAAAGGGCGTCATGGAGCCATCGATTGGTCTGTGTAATTTGCAGATGCGCAAATCTGGAGAACAGCATTGTCAGATACCCAATATACAGATTGGAGATGAGTCTCAGGTTATCAGTATGGTTGGACGACCGGTTAAACCACGGATCCTGCCTATACTCACCTTGGTGCGCATAATGTACGACTCGTTATGTTGAAAAGGCCGCTGCGAAAATCGAATCCCGCAGCGGCCTCTTTAGCATAACGTCATTGTGCGAACCAATTTAAGGCTTACCAGTAGTACGAATTTCTTCTGTGCCACCAGTAAAGCAGTCCATATCCGACGATAAGAATTCCAAAAAATATCAGGCTCATGCCCCAACCGGTTCCATACCATGAAACCATGTCATCAAATACATATCCGCCAACATCACGTACCCCAGCGGCTTCTTTAAGGATTGGTTTGAAAACTGGAATCAGAAGGGCAATTGCTAAGGGCGCTCCCCAGCGAACAAGGCCTGTTTCCATTTTGATCCCGAAGAAAATCCCGGCGCCAACGGCAAGAATCCATACAATCAGGCTTGGGGCTGTTTCCAGAGCCGTTTGCCATTCAACATCAAATGTTTTCATCAGCCACACTACAACCGCCAAGAGAAAAATAGCCACGCCGATGAAAACCAGTTCTACACCATTTGTTTCATTACTCCTGCTCATCTTTTCTATCCTTTTTTGCATAAAATTTTTAGCTCTAAAATCCTACACATCGCCGCGAAGCGGTTCGGGGTTCTGTGACACCCGAACTTTACCGTGGTTTCCCACGGTATTTTTATTTTTTCCCTTTAGGCTGCGGAAGATTTAACATCTTTAGCGTTTCTTCTTCTGTGTAGCTGTAACGTTTGGTTTTGACACTGTTTATTGTGCGATCCAGATTCAGTAAGTCTATAAATTTTTCAAGAAAAACAACATCCTCTTTATCTATGTCTCGGATCGCGGCCATCAAGCGGATCTTCGCCGCCGCTTCACCTGCTTCATGGCCTTGTAACTTAAAATCCACACCGTAACCAAAAGCAGTCATATCTTCACCTAGGCCCTCTGGCAGAGGCAGGGTTGATTCGCCAAATGCTAACCACACTGGGTTTTTCCCTGTTGCTTTAGCTATCTTCCTGATTTCTATTAGTTTTGGTTCTCTTTCTCCAGAAGCTAGCCGTTTAAGAGTACTGACGCTGATACCTGTTTCATTTTCGATGTCGTCATATGTGAAATTTTGGATGATAGACTGACGTATACGTTCTGCACACTCTTTGTCTACTGCCATATCTGCTGCCTTCTCATGCTGATTGCAAAGTCCCAATTTTAACCTCCATTTTTCATAGCTGAACTCATAGGGTCAGTTTTGATACTTATCAGCGTCAATGATGTTGACGTATGCTGTGTTTGGTAATAGCATTACTGACATCGTTTAGTATCAGAACTGAGCCTTGCGGTTCATCCTGAATTATTGAGAGATTCTATGTTTTACGACTGGCTAACTATCGAACAGGACTTCGGCTATCAGTTGCCGATACTGAGCGATGTTGCTTATCAGCGTATACATCTTGAAAGCGGTGAGGCTTCAGCACTCAGCCAGCCTACTTTTCAGCATAAAGGATCTTTCTGCGATGTAATTTCGATCTCGATACGGGGTTCATCGTTAAAGGTATCAGGGAATCCGTCACGGTGGGGGAGGCTCGATAATCTTTTTGGGCTTAAAAGTGTTGATGCCTGCGTTGCTGTTTATAACGAGATCCTTACTTCAATTGGTTTACCAGTTTTTACTAAATGCACTCGCCTGATGCCCCGGCAGGGAAAAGAAAATGAATCTGTGTCGATGGTTGCTGATGGGGCGTATATCAGAGAAGTACATATTACTTCGAATCGTTCCGTTGGAAAAGATAATGAGGATGCTTATATATCTGGCTTATCTACATTACCATACAGGAATAGCGTTCCTCGTCTTCACAGCAATGGTAAGTCTGTAGACTGGTTATCAAAAAAAGGAAATGCTAGCCTTATTTATCCAACCGTATATAACAAGGCACATGAGATTACATTACATTCATTACAAAAAATAAAATCAAAGTTTGGTGAAGGTTCTAAAGAATACAATTACATTAATAAAATAATTGAATATTGCTCTGACAATGGAATCGTCAGATTTGAACAGAAATTAAAATCGAGATTTTTGCAAAAACACAACTATCTATATTGGGGCTTGTCTGACTATTCAACTCTGTATGAGTTACATAATCAATTTATTAATTTAGATAAAACATTATCGGTGACTGCTATGGACTTTGATACTATCAGTGAACATTTAATATATCAAGGTGTTGTTGGTAATACAAGGTCAGCAAACACAACCGCTATGTATGCAGTTCAGTGGATGCATGGTCATTCTTTTGATTTTAATAAAAAACAAGTCCAAACCCACAGAGCAAGACTTAGAAAAATAGGCATTGATATTGCACAGCGATGCAATATAGCAAAATTCAGCCCGGTTATTGTCAGAAATAAAAGAGATGTTGTTGTCTCTGATTGCAAAATCCCTGACTGGTACTATAAAGCCAGTCATTTAAAAGTTGCCTAATGTGGAGAAGATTAATGTCTAATTATGGTTTATTCGTTAAAGGTAAAATGCTCGGCGCTCGTCAACGCCAGAAAGTAAATGGTCAGGGGTATTATAACGAAATTGGTATTGGCCTTGAGATTCCAGATGGTTTTGGCGGAACCAAACAAGACCAAATTATTATTCGCGTATCACAGGCGTTGGTTAATTCCGGCGTAATGAATCAGGCTAATAGTTTTATCGGGAAACTGGTTCAGATCCCTGTATATACTCGAGTATGGGCAATGGATGGAAGGGAGGGGGTTACTTATAATATTTCTTCTGATGGCGGCATTGCAGAAATAAAAGGCTGAATATGGATGACATTATCCAGATTTTGATAGCTTCAGGCATTGTAATTTCTTTTGGACTCGGAGCGATTACAGCGGGAGTTTTTCGGTAATGTATATGGCTTATTTCTTCGGGGCTTATACTTTAGGTTTTGCCCTTTTTTATACGGTCGGTTCGTTTAAATCACTTTCTGACCGCCTCATGTAATGTTAAACGGAGTTATTTCTATGAATATCTTGTCTACTGTAAAGTCAAAATTTGCTTTAGCTTCAACTGCACTTTTTGTTTCTGTGAATTGCATGGCTGCTGAAGGTGCTACAGGTAGCACAGATTACGCAGGTAAGGCGATGGATTCACTTTTAACCCAGGCAAACGATCTTATCGCCAAAGTATGGCCTGTTGTTGTTGCTGTAGTTGGCGCAGGCCTGGCTATTCGTCTTTTTAAAAAGTTCTCTTCCAAAGCAGTTTGATTTCCATTTTACACAGGGGCAGATTCTGCCCCTTCATCTAAGCGGGTCATTATGAAACGCAAATTATTAGCCCTTTTATTTATTATTTCTCCAGCTTCTCATGCTGCTATATGGGATAGTTTAAGCCAAAGCACTATGGAGATTGATGTTTGGTCTGTAAGAAACGAGACCACACATAAACAATATATAAATTCTGATATGCTTGCTTCTGGTTGTTCTCAAGCAAAAGAAAAGGCTAACGATTTTTTCACGAGAACCAAATCAATTTTTCAGGATGTGTATCCGCCAAATGCTGAGTATAGATTAGTCCTTGATGATTCTTGTTCGTTTAGTTTGCCACCGGGCGAAAAAGGTAGCTCTTGGAGAATAGAGACTACAATTAATGCAGATGTTCAAGTTTCAGTTCCTGATGAAACATCACCCGAACCTACACCAGAAGAAGTTTGTCAGACTAAACAACCTGAAGATGGTGTATTTAATAATGTTTTTTCTGATTCTGGCAATCGTTATATCAATTATGATGGTTGTGAGTATGAAGCAACAGGGGTAATTGTTTGTCAAAGTGACGGTACTGTTTGTGCTGCTACGTGGAAACCAACTGGGCGTGTTTCAGATGGTTCACATAATTCATCATCACCTGCCGATGATAATAATGATAATGGTTCAGAAAATGGTGGGTCAGAGGGTGGGGATGATGGTTCTGGCGGTGGTAACAATAATTCAGGGGGGAGTTCTGGCGGCTCTTCATTAAGTAAGCAGGATATGATTGACGCAGTTAACTCCGGTGTATCTGGGGCTTCGTCTAATGTTGCTGATGAGATAAGAAAGAAACTCTCTGAGCCTGACACGAGCTTTCAGGATAAAGAACATGCTGACGCGCAAAAATCTAAATACCTAAGTGATATAACTGATTCCCTTAACAATATTACACGTGGTGCTGGACGTTATGCAGATCCATCCCGTGGTGATTATTATGGGCAAGGTGATTCTGCTTTAGATAGTGCTACAAGCCTTGCAGAAAGCAACCTGGGTATTTCTAAAGATTCCAATGGGATTTGGGATTTATTTTTAAATGAAACTAATGCCTTGCCAAATGGTGATGGTTGTTCTGATTTTATTATGTTTCCCGGAGAAATTTACCAGATAGATATTCAATGCGATAAGTTGCAGTCAATTAAAGATGCACTTTCATGGGTGTTTTACTGCATGACATTTTGGTATGTCTTTACTTCATTAACATCCTTGCTTAGAAAAGGGAGTGAATAATGCCGTTCCTATTGGGTATACCTGCATTGCTTAGATTTCTTATCGGTCTTGTTCCATTATCCCTTGGATATATTGCAAGTTTCTTAGCTCGCTTGGCGACTAAAACAGGAATAATTGCCTTTGCTCTGGTTACGTTAATCACATCTACGGTCTTGTTGTTAGTTCAATATTTATCAGAGATTACTTTTAGTAGCCTTCCTGCTGACTTTTCTCATTTAATAGCATCTGTATTACCTGATCATTTTCATGCCTGCGTAAATGTCATTATGGTTACTCGAATTAGTGTATTGATTTTCGATTTAAAAGAAAAATTTCTTGATTATGCAAACAGGGTGATTTAAATGGCGGTTCATGTAGTAACAGGTAAATTAGGCTCAGGCAAGACACTTGTTAGTGTTTCCAGAATACAGGAGAGACTTGCTAAGGGTTGTCCTGTTGCCACTAATCTTGACCTTAAATTGCATAATATGCCTATGGTTGGGCGTTATGCGAAAAAAACGCGCGTTATTCGCGTTCCTGACAAACCTTCATTAAATGATTTGCTGGCTATTGGCATTGGAAACACATCTTACGATGAATCCCGAAATGGTCTTTTGGTGCTTGATGAATGTGGCACTTGGTTTAATTCTCGTTCATGGGGTGATAAAGACAGACAACCCGTTATTGACTGGTTTTTACATGCACGTAAATTAGGGTGGGATATTATATTTTTGATTCAGGATATTTCTATAATGGATAAGCAAGCGCGTCTGGCGCTAGCGGAGCATGTTGTTTATTGCCGCCGTTCAGATAAATTAAATATTCCTATTATTGGCTCTATCATGAATTTGCTTTCGGGCGCTCGTTTTTCTTTACCAAAGGTGCATTTTGGCATAGTTAAATATGGTGATAACGTCAATTCAATTACTGTTGATAAATGGATATATACAGGAAAATCTTTATATTCTGCATATAATACCAAACAGGCGTTCACTGATAATTATCCTCACGGTGCTTTCTCCCTTGTGCCACCATTTATCACACATGGTCAGTTTTCAGTTAACAGAGGGCTTAACTATTATATGCGCCTTACTAAAATTTATTTTCGCAAATCGAATCGTCTTATATTAATGCTTTCTTTTTTGGCGCTGGGGTTAGGTCTTGGTTTCTGGCTCCAGTCTGGAAAGAATGTTGATGAAATTTCAGCGATTAAATCTGCCTATGCTGAACAGGCGAGGGCGGTTACGTCTGATTCCTCCAGTGATTTACCCCGACTTTCTATTAATTCTTTTTCACAGCTTGGTTTTGACGTTTCCGTTACGTTTGTTGATGCTAAAGGCATGAAATATCAGTACTTTGATTTGATCAAAGATGGCTATTCTATTGATATTAAAGATGCCTGTCGTGTCGTCATCAAAAAAGACCGTTATTTACAAAACGTCACCTGTCAGGAGTAATATTATTATGCGTTTATTTTTCATTGCCATCTTATTCACTTATTCTTTTTGCCTTTCTGCTGAAACTGTTAATCTTAATAATTCATCCGTTCGCTCATTTGTCCAGTGGTATTCATCAAAAACTGGCAAGCCTGTGATTGTTAATCCTGATGTTAAAGGGAATGTAACTGTATTTAATGCTGATATTAACCCAACAAATATCGATGATTTTTTCAAGTCTGTTCTGAACGCTAACGGGTTTGTGATGCTTTCCGGCAATCCTGTGGTTGTCTCTTTGCCGTCTAAATTACCTTCACAGATGGCGTCTGATTCTGGTGATTACGATAATCAGTCTTATGATTCTTTTCCTTCTGAGCCATCTTACCAGCCAGCACCTGTGGCACTTACGGTCAGAAATTTTAAGCTGACAAAAGTTAGATCGTCCGATGTTCAGCAACTTGTTAAAATTTATCTTGATTCTAATGGTGGTGGTAATGTTGTGGATTATCCAGGCAATAACTCGCTGATTGTTTCTGCTCCTGACGAGCTGCTGCCGATTTTGTCCGATTTTATCAATTCTGTTGATGTTGCCCGCGATCAGGTTCTCATTCAGTCATTGATGTTTGAAACCAGCTTATCTGATGGTGTTGATTTGTCGTTTGCTGCGGGTTCTGCGTCCGGTCATAAGGTGGCAGGGGGCTTTAATACTTCTGCGTTGGGTAGTGCTCTTTCTACAGCGGGCGGTTCTTTTGGTATTTTTGACGGTAACGTGTTGGCGTTGTCTCTGCGTGCTGTTCAAAGCAATTCACGCTCTAAGGTGATTTCAACGCCGCGCATTCTTACTCAGTCCGGTCAGACTGGTTATATTTCCGTAGGTAAGAACGTACCGTTTATCACAGGAAAGGTAACGGGCGAATCTGCCGGGGTAAATAATCCATTCCAGACTATCGAGCGCCATGATGTTGGCGTTTCTCTCAAAGTAACGCCTGTGGTGATGGGTAACGGGCAATTAGTTCTGACTATCGACACACGTGCCGATTCAATCAGCAATGATGACCAGGCATCCGATATTATTACGAATCAGCGACAGATCCAGACAACTGTCCAGATTAAGGATGGTCATACATTGTTACTTGGCGGTTTGATTGATTCATCATCCAGCAACGCCGACCGTTCTGTGCCATTTATCAGCAAAATTCCTGTTATTGGCTGGCTTTTCAGAAGTAATGCTGACAGCAGAGAACAGCGTATTATGTACGTTTTGTTGACCGCTCATATCATTCGTCCACTTTGATGGCTGGCGGGTAGGTGCGTTAGCCCTGCTCGCCAGCCATCAAATGGACCCCTGAACAGGATATTATTTATGCACTTTCAAGATATTTACCCTGGATTGACAGAGCACCCTTTATTCACAGCCAAACAAGCAAAATTGTTGACGAAAAAGACTAGAAGTTCCCCTGAGCTAATAGATGAAGCATCACTGGCATTGTTGCTTGTTGATATTGCTTTCGATGATATCAAGGCTGCTGCGACTCAAGGTAAGGGGTATACGTTGTTTCCTGATTATGAAGACTCACCGAAAGCCATTGAAATAGCAGAGAATTTTTTAAGGAAAGAGTGTGGCTATGTTATTGATAATCAAAATGGCGTAAGAACAATTTACTGGTTTATCTGA